CTTGACATAGACAACCTTTATAACAAAATAGTAGGTATAATAAATACTACTAACGGAATACAAGAAAACGGTAGCAGTAATCAACAATTAAGGAGATTAGAAGTTATTGTTGCATTAAATAATATACTAGTCCTTGTTCCAGAAAATAATTAAAAAAATATGATTAATTCAATAATATAATATTATTTATTATATTATTTTTGGTTGATAAAAAAATATTTATAAAATATTTTAATTATATTTGGCTTTTATTTATAAATTGTATTCGGTGCTTTTTGTTTATTATAGTTATATTCGGTGCTTTTTTATCATGTTTATTCAGTTGCTTTTATTTTTAATATTTTATATACATTTTTTATGTGGCAACGGCCTTCTTCTTAACTACCTTCTTCTTAGGTGCTGGTGCCTCTTCTTCTTGAGCTGGAGTTGCCTTCTTAACAATCTTCTTCTTTAGTGTGACAACTGGTTCTGGTTCTGGTTCCTCATCTTCACTATCTTCAACCTCAGTAGAGGTAGCAAGTGTTGGTGTAGTAGCAGGTAGAATATCTACCTCATCATCATCATCATTTGCGGTTGTAGGTGCATTATCAATAGACTTGATATCATCTGCGGACAATTGAATATGACACTTACCAAATACACTAACAACCTCTTGTGGCTTGACAACACATTGGTTTACCTTCCAGGTTACTCCCCAACCCTTACCACCAAACCATAGACCACCACATTGCAATACTGCTGCTACCTTGCTCTTCTTTGGAACAAAATCCATTGGTGTCATATTATCGTTATCACACGGGAACAACAAGTTTGATTCAGTATCATAGACTTCAACACCCCACTTGTTGTTATAATTTGGAACTCTAGCTCTAATTGACGGTGACTTTGTTGGGTCAATCTTCTTGGTTAGCTTATCCTTTGTATACTTAAGAAATGGAAAGAAATTATGCTTTACAACTTCTCTAGACAAATCTTCACCAAACCAAGCTTCGCTATACCTAACTGCATCATCCAAGATTTGGTTTTCAAATGACTTTAGCTTGGAAAGAAAGTCATCAGTAGCAGGTGTAGTATAATCGCCATTTGGAAATACCAAAGACATGCTGAACTTACCGTCAGACTCGCCTGTCTTTTCATCAACATAATCACTAATTCCCCATGTCATCATGAGTGGTGTAGAAATATGAAGTGATCTATTAGACTGTGTGCTGATAACATTAATCGCCTTCCCACCGCGATCATTTACCTTCGGTTGCATGTAGCGGATACTAGATGTATCCCAAGCGTTAACGTTCAATACAATAGGAGTGGACTTGGACATAATAATAAGACTTAACTGTATATAAGTATACTAGATTATATAGTGGTATCTTTATATCAATTTTTTAAAATGATAACCCAATATGCAGTATAAAAATATCATTATTAATACAAAATATACGCATTTTAGTAATTTTTTGTAAGAAAAATAAATATATATATATCTTTTTTGAAACAACTTATATATTGAAATAAAAAGATATAATCTATATAAATATTATACAAATAATAATATAATGATTGAAAATAGTTTAATACCTGAAAATTGTACAATTATAAAACCTAAACGAAAATATAAAAAAAAGGAGTTGTCTGTATTTACATATGAAGATTATACAAAAAATGATATTATTTTAACAAATTATACTATTCCTATATTAAAACAAGTATGTAAATTATATAAACTAGCAGTATCTGGTAAAAAAGATGAATTAATATCCAGAATTAATACATATTTTTATAAAATTATTAATGCAACCTTGATACAAAAATACATTAGAAGTAAATTGGTTCACCTAGTAATGAACATATATAAACAAAATGTTTGTGATATAAAAACGTGTGTAAATGAGACTGATTTTTATACATTTGAGCCATTACATGAAATTGAAAGAGAACAATTTTACAGTTATACCGATGATAAAAAATTTACATATGGATTTAATGTAACATCCTTAATTGAATTACTACGCAAAACACAAAAAATGTATAATCCATATACACGAATGCCATTTTCTCAAAAGCAAACAAATTATATAATTAATATGTACAATTTAACAATATGTACTAATTACGCATTTCGTTCAATGTATAAACCATATATATGTAGTAAAAATAATATAAGTATTAGGTTTAGATATAGACAATTACTTAATCGTTTATCAAATAGCATAGAATATGCTAATGAACACAATAATACATTAACTAATTATAATCCACAAATTAATGTTTATAACCCATATACTAACACAGAACATATTGAACGTTATAATAATATTATTGAAATTCGCCAAAAAACTGTATTAGAACGTATAAATCTATTATTTGTTGAGATTGATCAATTAGGTAATTATACACAAAGTACCTGGTTTACTGAATTATCTCATTTACAATATACTCAATTGTATAGATGTTTATTTCACACATGGAATTATCGCGGACAATTATCTGGTAATATTAAATTACAAATTTGTCCATTTCATGGTCCATTTGAAAATATTTTTACAAATACTGTTAGGCATATTGATCTACCAATTATACAATTGAGAACTGCCTGTTTAATTGCAATAGAAAATATGGTATATAGTGGTATTAATGTTGATATGCGCAGATTAGGTACATTTCATGCTTTAACTGCACTTACAATAGTATCTAGAGATGCTAGAATTGCTATGCCATGGTTATATGAATCTATTATCTACTAAATATTAATAAACTACTAAATATTCATAACTAATTATTTTAACGCATTATAATGCTGTGTAAGAAATATATATATATACTAAAATATATATATAACTGTAAAATTACTTAAAAACGTAATACATTAATATGTATATACTAGTAAAATGGTAAGAGCATCTAAGACAACCGAGAATACCCCCTCTACTGCCACTAAGGCAAAGACAACCAAGAAGGCAACAAAGACTACTGCCCCCGAATCTGCCCCCGCCCCACCTGTCACAAATGAGTTGACACCTGCCCCAGCAGAGGTACCTGCTGTAATTGTTGAGCCCCCAGCTATTATGGTCAAGATGGCTGAGTTCAGTGCTAAGCTTCAACAGCTTGTCGCTCTATTTTCTAATGTTAAGAGTGATTTCAAGACTCTTGAGAAGGCAATGGCACGTGAGATGAAGGCTGCTGCTAAGGCTTCAAGTAAGAAGCGTCGTAACAATGGAAACCGTAAGCCTTCTGGCTTCGTAAAGCCTACTAGAATCAGTGACGAGCTTGCTAATTTTCTAGGTAAGGAGATTGGAAGCGAGATGGCCCGTACAGAGGTTAGCAAGGAGATTAATGCATACATTCAATCTCATAGCTTGCAAGACAAGAAGAATGGTCGTATCATTCACCCCGATGCCAAGCTCACCAAGCTTCTTAAGGTAGCAAAGGAGGACGAGCTAACTTATTTCAATCTTCAGCGTTACATGAAGCACCACTTCCAAAAGGCTGGTGATATTATTGCAGTTTAAATAAAATTATTAAACCTATAAAAACAATAAAATTATTACACCTATAAAAACAATAAAATTATTACACCTATAAAAACAATAAAATTATTACACCAATAAAAATATGTATTACACAAATACATATTTTTTACATATTTAGATTATTTGTTTGATTAAATTCAATCAGTATAAAAATGATATAAAAAATATTTAATTTTAATGTTATATGAGTGAACAAACATTTACTAACAAAAATATAACTGCCGAGATTAATTCAAATACAATTGATATTTATGATTCTGTTAAAGGATATGTAAATGACCATAACCCAGTATTATACATTTTAACACCATGTTATGGTAGTGTATGTTTTGTGAATTTTGTCCATTGTTTAATGCAAACCAAAGAATTGTTCTCACATTTTAACATACAAACGCATGTATTATTCTGTAAAAGTGATAGTCTAGTTTCTCGTGCAAGAAATAATCTAGTTGCCAAAGCAATGGCATGTAAAGATATGACACATATGATGTTTATTGATAATGATATTACATGGGACCCTTTTGATATTCTCAAGTTGTTAATTGCAAATAAACCCATATCCGGTGGTATTTATCCATTAAAATCTTATAATTTTAATAAAATCATACCAACAGAAAATGATCCTAATCCAATAAAGTCAATCATTGATAAAAAAGATGATTCATTATTAAAAAAAATAAGCAATGAACATGCAGTTCAAATGAATATGTTAAAGTATAATGTTAATTATGTATCAAAAATAGTTACTATTGAAAATAATTTAACAAAAGTAAAACATATTGCAACCGGGTTCATGCTTATTCAACGTGATGCAATAGAACAAATGTGTAAATATTATCCAGAAACAAAATATACAGATGATGTTAACTTTCTCAACCCAGATGAAAATAAATATGCACATGCACTATTTGACTGTGGCGTTGTTGATGACCATTACTTATCAGAAGATTGGATGTTTTGTAATCGTTGGTCATCACATGGTGGTGAATTATGGATTGATATAACCATAAATTTAACTCATACCGGTATACACGACTTTAAAGGATGTTACATGTCATCACTATTGTAAATTATGCAAATACAAAACCTTCTTTTTCCATTATACTATGTAATTCCTTACTATTTCTATGTTTCAAAATGATACTTATTTCATCCAACTCTTTTATGTGATTTATTTTGAATAATTCACATACAGTATTTAATTGTTCTAGATTATTTATGTATTCACATGTTTGCATTATCCATTCATAAAAAGATATATTACTTGATATCTTTTTTGTAACAAGTTGCTTCATATATTTTGTATATAATTCAATTGTCGTGTCCAGATCGGTTTTCTCATATATATTATAATCAGTCCCAGATAATACTAATATTTGTTTAAAATGTTCTGCACTCATACACAAATCAGCTAATATATTATTTGTATCGTAAAATAGTACAGTTTTATTTAACAGACTAATATTACGAATCACGCGTGGACAACCATATACAAACATATCCATATCATCACTTAAACAAGCCCATGCTTTACCAGTTATTACCATATATGCACATATATCATCAGCTTCACCTGGTGAAACATAATACATCACCCCATAAGCATCTAATAATTCTTTTACTTTATTTTTATCATTTTCTGTTAATCGTACAAATTGATTTTTTAGATTTTGCATTTCTTGAAATAGTAACATCTTCTTATCCGGGTCTAATTCTTCATTTTTATATTCTGTCATTAATTCATTATATTTATCTTCAGCAGTTTTCTTTTGAAGTTTACGTTGCTGTAACAAATCATACTTTTCAGGTGGTGGTTTACCATCAAATACAAACAATGGGGTAATATTATTTGTTAATAATAACGATATTAACAAATACATATTTTCAATTAATGCATTTTCCGCGATATATTTATACATATAAATACTTGCATCAATTACTATAGTTTTTGATTCTAATTGATTTAAATTAATTTTTCGTATAGAATTTTTGCTACAATTTTCCTTTAAAAATCTATTTAAATATTTGATTCCCATTATATACAATTTTTGATATGTGTTTTAAAACAAATTTGTATCATTTAAAAAATCAATTTTCTATTTAATATCTAATCCCATATATATATAATTATACCATGATAACTGATACTTCTAATGAAATAATTCAATCAATAGATAATGGAATAAAACCATACATAAAGATGGATAATATTAAATATTCTGACCATACTATAAAAATGTTCTCTCTATTATTTAATCATATTGCGAATTCTAGAGAACATTGGAATCTTAACAAAAATAAATTAAAGTATTCCAAATATACAGGTATTCCATGTGATATATCATACTATCCAACAAAGATTAAAAAATACATACACCATAATATTCATACTTATTACAAGATTATTTTCAATGTTAGAGAACATGATATTATTGTTTATATTGGAAGTGATAAAAACACCGATAACAATGCTTTTTTACAAAAAATGATTAAAAACATCTATATTTGGTTATTTGTTGCTTATTATTTTTCAAAAGGTGAATGTTCTCAAACACTTGAAATATATTTGTCTTTAACTAATGAAATTAAGAAGTTACCTTCTTTAAAGAATGAATATATAGACCGTCAACATGTAAATACCGCCTTTACATATGCGTGTAAAAAAGACAATGAAATACATATTTTCCGTGAGGAAGAATGGTTTAAAGTATTTATTCATGAAACATTTCATAGTTTAGGGTTAGATTTTTCAATGTTTGAGAACACAGACACAAATAATCAAATAATGAAATTATTTAATGTGAAAAATGATGTAAGAATAGCAGAAACTTATTGCGAAATTTGGGCAGAAATTATTAACAATATGTTTATTGTGTTCTCTAATACTAGATGGAATGAGAACCAAGAAAAATGGTTAAATACATTAAACACAAAATTGGTTAAAATGATGCATTATGAACGTATTTTTTCACTATTTCAATGTTGCAAGGTTCTCAATTATTTTAATATTAACTACACTGAATTAATAAATTCAACCAACACTATTAGTTCATATAAGGATAAAACACACACATTATCATATTACATTGTAAAATCTATATTTATGTTTCATTTGGATGATTATATGCAAGAATGTATCAAATTGAATGGATATAGTCTTGATTTTAATAAAAAGAAGAATAAATATATTCAAAATATGAATACGTATTGTAATATTGTTAAAAAAATGTATAAAAATGAGAACTTCATTGAATCATTGAATTCTGTTTGTAAAATATCTAAAAATAAAAAAATGTTCTCCAAAAATATCATTGAAACACTCCGTATGAGTGTGTATGAAGTCAAATAAAAAATGACCGAAGTCAATTTTTATTTTTATAATTTTAAATTTAATAGATGACTACCCAGAAGTTGATAGTATTTCTAGGATAAGTAAGAAGTTGATAGTTCTTCAATTGTCATTGGCTCGGTGTTTCTAGTATACGGTTCTTCAATGGTATCATTTGTAGAAATATCATCAAAGGAGAATGAAGATTCATTTAGACTTGGATTATATGTTTCACTTCGCATTAAGACTGGCTTGGATAATGATGCCATAGAAATAGGTTGAAATACGGAATTGTTACTGTAATACTCCAGTTCTTGTGTCAAATTATCTATGATTTGCTTCTTTTCCGCCAGTTCCTTTTCAAGAAGTAAATTTTCCGCATATAACTGATGTACATTTCGGTCACATTCAGTTTCTTGAATTGGCTTGTGATTAATGCGGATGTCAAAGAATGCAGGCTTTGATTCTTGTGTATCATTTTGCAAGTAGAAACTACACCTCTTGCCCTTATAAATATATCCCTTTTGGCGAAATTGACCATATGTTTCTAACTTGTTACGCAGATTTCGTGCAGTTGTAGTATCATACCAATATTCAAAATGAACGAACGCCGCCTTTACTGGTGTTGCAGAATTTGGAATATCTCTGTCTACAAAATCAATTCTTCTAATCTTACCAATTCGCAGAATCTTTTCTAGAAAATCTCTCAAATACTTGGGCTGAAACTTATGAACCATGTCATTATGATTCATTAAAAGTAACTTATCTGATAAGACTGGGATGTAAATGCTTGTCCACTCACCATCATTCAATGGTAATTGATTAAATTCTGTTGGTTGTTCTACCAACAATTCCTCAGGGTTTTGATACTGTTCGTCGTACATGATTTTAAAATGTATAAAACTTATAATGGTTAATAGTTATCATAAGGTATATTTTTTCTCAATTTTTTACATTTATACTCAAATATAAATATAAAAATGTTCTCAATATAGGTCTATATTATATACAATTACCATATGTTTTTAACTAAATTTTGATAATATAACTCACAACTATGGTCCAGAATACTCCAATGTGTAAAAATACTAAAATCACAACAAGAATGAGTTTTACCTACATTAATATAATATGAATCATTATATAATCGTATATCTGTTCCTACATGATAATAATTTATATTAGGTGTTGCGGTAATTAAATCACGATTATTACAAACTCTAAAATGTGTTAAGTTTGATTTATTTTCAAATGATTTTTTCCAAGGTTTATTACCAATACGTGGACTAGCAAATGATACTATAGTTATCATATCTTCTAATTCATGTGATAATATATAACCAAATAATGTAGCTAATGCACCACCTAAACTATGTCCTGTAACAAATATTTTATAATCTGGATGTTGTAGTATTATTGATTTTATCTTTGCAATTATACATAAATGTATATTATCAGCATGTAATTGATTATAAAATCCAGAGTGTATCCATATATCATCCTTCAAGTTATGTTTGTATACTTGTAAATCATAATACCAATCTTTCAATGATTCACTTCCACGAAATACTATTGCCAAATTTTGTTGCTCATCATTTATTGTAATACCAATTTGAATATCACTGATTGGATCATCTATAAATGTATGAACACGTCCATTGGGGGCAATCTCTTTTAATTCCATAATAGCAGTTTTACGAGTATCATTTAACCCGATTTTATGTATAGAACCATCATTAATTGCATTATTAACAAATGTTTCTATAGTTTCGCCCGGATGATTTGTTGTAAATGTTTTACCATAATTATATATTAATAAGGTTGATTGTAATAATATTAAAACTGCTCTATGTGAAATAACAGTATTAAAAATGCTATTTGAGCGCATTCGTTCTGGTATAGCGGAACTAGTACTTAATGATATAGTTTTCATAGATTCGGAATCATCTGTTTTATTAATATCTTCTTTAGAATTATCGTCAATTGTATGAATTTTTTCTGTCATATTTATATTATACAAGAATATAAAAATGTTATGCTATTTCATTTCTTATTTTCATTAATATCATATCCATATTTGGATCATCTCTTCTTATAAAATGAATCAATTTCGCGCGTTTTGTTTCCATTAATACTCGTTTTAAATCTTGATTTTGAGTAAACTTCGCGAGAACTGCTTTGTATCTTTCTTGATCTACTTTTGAATTTTGTCCCATATTATAATAATCAGCATCCACAGTCACGTTTTCTGGACGCAATACTTCATTTTTATATTTACCAGTCTTACCAGCAGCGGCAATAGCCATATCTAAATTTGTAGATATTTCACTTTCACTATCTAATGAAAATTGTTGATAAAAATCAGGAAATCCCTTCTTATATTGAGAACCTAATATAAAATGTATTACGGTGTTCCATCTATGATCATCTACAGTAAATGGTGCACCCCATGAATCGTCTAATTTTCTACGCCAATTAAATAATACATCGGTTTTCTTTTTTGTATTTAATTTTTTATAATCTAATATTTTATCTTTTGCTATTTTTTCACCAGCACCTGTACCTGATTTGGGTTGACTATTTGATACTGAATGGAACATAAATGCTACATCATTATCATACAAATTTTTATTTAAATAACTGTCATCATCTTGTAATGGTTCTCCGTAATTTGCATCTAATCCTATTTTTGTTTTATAATTTTTAAAATCATCTATTAAATAATAAATACCCGAATTACGTTCCAAACATTTATTCACTATCATATTTTTTATGTTAAATGGTATTTCACGAAATTTAAATATATGTTTATCCTTGTATGTGATTAAGGTATAATGTTCACCGTTATAACTAGTCATTATATAATGGTCTGGAACAAATGAATCTTTTGTACTATTATTTGGACCACATGTCATTACACCATCATTATCATCATTGGTATAAGATTTTTCATCAAATATTATCATTTTTATATTTAATACTCGTTCTAGTGTTGATATTGCCCATTCATCTGCCCAATATTTGGATTTCATTATATATTCTTGTAATTGTTCAATACTATCAATATCTTGCATATATAAAAATTCATTCAATAAATTCTTGGTTATTAATCGGTCTTCACTTAATTGTTTATAACGATTTGATAATTCGGTTGCATTTTCAATTAACTTTTTATGTTCATCTTTATCTGTAATATTTATAATTCTCCTTTTTATTTCAGCTGTTTTCCTTTTTATTGCATTCATTTCTGTTTCTATACTTTCATATTCAGCTGAAAAATTTGTGTATAATGTCTTATATTCATTAAATTGTTCATTTGTTACTTCTTTTGATAACAATGCACGTAATTTTTTTACAGTTGTATCTTTGCCTATTTGTCTATATGCATCCCGAATTACTGCAAAGAAACAATCACCACCTCCTTCATTATCAATAACTGAATATTTATTATTTTGCATAAATGTTTCTATCCACTTATTATCTGATGATTCCTTATATTCACTTACTAATTCATCACTTTCTAATTGTGTCTCGTCTGGTAATAAAGATGGTACTTCCTTATTCTCATTTTTAACAAAAATACCTTCATCTAATATTTTCATTGATTTTTCAGTTTCTGCTGTCATTTTTTCGTTTATATCTAATTTCATAACATCATCTACTTCTGTAATATCTACCACCGATTCTATGTCTTGAATTTCTTCATTTATTTCTATTGGGGATTTTTTTTCCTCTTTTGAAATCATTTTATTTATGTACTTTTCAGTTGCAAATATTAAAATATTTCCTTTTTCTAATTCTAATCCATCTTCACTTATATCACTTAATATATCATTCTCACTTATCTCAAATATACCTATTTTTGATACTGGCGAATCGTTTACTATTAAATAAATTGAACAAAATAATACACCGTGTTGGGAATTTGTATATTTTATTTTACCCAATGCAATTTCAACTGATATATTATTAAATTTATAATCATATATGTTTGCATCATAATCTATATCTTCTTCATCTATACCATAACTTGATTTATAATTTATTTTTTCTGGTTCTAAAATAGATTTTATCATTTATGTATACATAATAATATTATTTTTATCTCAATTATAACAAAAATAATATATCTAATACAATCTAAATTACTTAAATTGTTCCAACATATCCATATATTTAAACTTTGTTCTATTAGATATACCTGGATGCTCTTTTGTTTTACATTTTGAAAATTCGGTTATATCATTCAATAAAAATTTAAAATCATTATTATTTTTAATTTCACTAGTCATATTCAATGCTACTATATTTACTATTTCACTTATTTCATTGATTATATCTAGATATTCATTATTATTCATATTGATTTTTATAAAATTTATCATTTTATTTATTATTTCTAATACGTTTTCAGTTTCATATACGTTTTCCTTATATAAATATATAATAAATAACATAGTTGTTCTACGACGCTCATTTTGTTTCGTCATTTTACAAAACAAATCATAATCTACATTCGGGTCAACTATTTCTATGTCATGTACTTCTAATAAATATTTATTTATTAAAGTATCTTTTGCATCACACATATATAAATATTTGTTCATTAACTTAATATATAATTTTGAATATAAATTGGAATGGCATTTATTGCTACATGATACATTTAATATTAGATTTGTTACTTGTTTTATTGAATCACTATTTATGGTATCTGTATCTTGTTCTAATGCTATTATCGTATCTATTAATTCTACTATTTTTTCTTCTTGTGTGTTATAATTAATAGTTGTAATCTTATTTAAATTCACTTTTAAATCACCTAAAAATTGTTCTATACCTTCTTTCTTAACAATTGTAGTTGCTTTAAATATTTCCTTCTTTTTCCAAATATCCGTTTCATTTTTATTACGACGTATATTTTTATAAGTATTTTGGTCGAAGTCTTTTGTTACTCCCATAAACATATGTAAATCATGTATACCATTTATTACATTATTCGGTAATATATAAGATGTATTTTTAAATAGTTGTTCATTAAAAAAATCCAATGAATACAATACCATACTAATAATACAATAATTATATATTTATATAACTTATTCTCTTTATATATTTATTAATATGCTTAAACATAATAATATATCATTACTTATTATGACTGATTATAATAATGAAACTGAAAACCAACCCGAACAAAAAAATATAATAAATAATTGGGATGATTTAGAATTAAATGAAGATTTATTACGAGGTATATATGCTATGAGTTTTGAAAAACCTAGTGAAATACAACAAAAAGCCATATTGCCTATTATACAAAATAATGATGTTATTGCACAAGCACAATCAGGTACTGGAAAAACAGGTGCATTTAGTATAAGTACATTACAAAAAATAGACCTTTCACTGAATGAAGTACAAACAATTATAATTGCACCAACTCAGGAATTATCTAAACAAATATATTCTGTTATTAAACAATTAGGTTCATTTATGGATGGACTGAATGTACAATTATTAATTGGGGGGACATCTGTACAAAATGATATTAATTTACTTGATAATTCGCCACCACATATTATAGTTGGATGTTCGGGACGTATATATGATATGATTAAACGCAGACATCTACGACTAGACACTGTTAAATTATTTGTTTTGGATGAAGCTGATGAAATGTTATCACAGGGATTTCAAGAACAAATTCATAGTATTTTCCAATATTTTAATGAAAATATACAAGTTGCTATTTTCAGTGCAACTCTACCAAGAGATGTACTACAACTTACTGAAAAATTTATGAAAACTCCTATAAATATTACAATGAAAAAGGAAGATTTATCATTAGATGGTATTGAGCAATATTATATTGCTATGTATTCTGATAATGATAAATTTGATATGCTGAAACAAATTTTTGAAAAATTAACTATTTCTCAATCTATTATCTATACCAATAACGTAAAACGAGTTTCTGATTTATATGATGCCATGATACGAGAAGATTATCCGGTATGCTGTATACATAGTTCTATGGAAAAAGACAAACGAAATGAAGCCTTTAATGATTTTAAATCTGGAAAATATAGGGTTCTTATTTCATCTAATATTACCGCCAGAGGTATTGATATTCAACAAGTTGGTACTGTTATCAATTTTGATATTCCAAAATGTGTAAACAGTTATTTACATAGAATTGGTAGAAGTGGCCGATGGGGAAGAAAAGGCCTCGCTATTAATTTTGTTACTGAATATGATGTTCAACAGTTGAAACGTATTGAAACACACTATAATATTGATATCAAAGAATTTCCTACTGGTGAATAATTGCGTTTATTATATATAGATTTTATTAGTATAAATACTATAGTAATAAAAATATATGGTATTCTCATTTACTAATAGTAATGATAATCATAATGATAATGATAATGATATAGTTGATTTATCATTTAATATTGATACCAATTTTAAATTACCTATCCAATATTTAGATAATAGTCATCAACATATACTTGACGAAAATTTATTATATGATTTAGAACTAAAAACACCCTCCAATTATAATATTGATAAAACTATGTATCACTATCTATTTAAACCTACTAATGAATTTGCGAATTATACCATGAATATGTGGGAAAAACAAATTACTAATGATATTCACTATTTAAATGACACCAAAAATGTTATTTCAAATATGGATAAATATGATAATTCACAGTGCGAATATTCATTGGATTGTAATAAATTCAAATCTGTATGGAATGATATTAAATTAGATACTCATTTTTTAGAAAAATACAATTATATGGATTGGGAAATGCTAAAATCATTTAATGAATCCTCATCGTTTTTACAAATTTTGTCTTTTATACACGTTATATCACCCATTATTAGTTTTGCATTACCCGTGTTATTTCTAATTTTTCCCTTTATCATACTTAAAATACAAGGTATACCCATTGATATAAATACATATGTGATAACACTTAAAAGTATTGCTCAAAACCATTTTATAGGCAAAGCTATTTCCAGTTTTCAATCCATTAGTTGGGATAAACTTGTCTATATTATGTTTTTATTAGGAATGTATGTTTTTCAAATTTATCAAAACATCATTCTATGTAAACGATTTTACAGTAACTCTATTTCTATGAATAACAATATTTATGAACTTAAACAATATGTTGATTATACAATTCACTCATTTGAATCATTTCAAAATATATCACAATCGTGTAAATCATATACCATGTTTAATCACATTAATAACGAACATTTACAAACACTATACGAAATTAAACACGAGCTTTGTGGTATATACCCATTTGAACGTAATTTACAAAAATTTAATACAATGGGTTATATGTTGCGTTGTTATTATCAGCTACATTCTAATTCTAAATTTGAAAATTGTCTTCGCTACACAGTTGGGTTTCATGGATATATTGATAATTTACAGGGCATTTCTAGTAATATTCAAGATGGTGTATTATCTTATGCTAATTTTGACAATAAAAACTCGTGTTCATTGGAAAAACAATATTATCCAGGATTAACAAATGAAAACCATGTTAAAAATAATTGTGATTTTAAGAAAAATATGATTATTTCATCGCCCAATAAATCTGGCAAAACTACTATATTAAAATCAACCGCCTTAAATATTATTTTTTCACAACAAGTTGGATGTGGTTTTTATAAATCTGCAACAATTACACCATTTACACATATTCATTCTTATATTAATATTCCGGATACATCTGGACGAGACAGCTTATTCCAAGCTGAATCCAGACGATGTAAAGATATTATTGATATTATTCAACAAAATGTTAATACAGAACGCCGTCATTTTTGTATGTTTGATGAATTATATTCAGGCACGAACCCAACTGAAGCTTCCAAAGCTGGTTATGCATTCCTAGAATATTTACAACAATTTAAGAATGTAAATTTTATACTCACTACTCATTATTTATCTATCTGTAAAAAATTCAAAAATTCTAAAACCATACAAAATTATAAAATGATTGTGGATATTAATACTGATGGTACATTTAATTATACATATAAAATAAAAAAAGGTATATCTAATATTAAAGGGGGTATACGCGTTTTAAAAGATATGAATTATCCTCACCATATTATCAAGACATTTGAAGATATCCATTAATTTTGTAGAACAAAGTAGTATAAAGATATTTATCTTATTTGTATAATAATGAATATTATACAAACATGGAAAGATGAAAATATGCCTGGTATATACAAGGGCTTATCTGATAAAGTGAAATTCTATAATCCTAACTGGAATTACATGTTCTTTACTGATACCGACATTGACCAATTTATTCAAACTAAAATGCCTCAGCATTATAGTACATTTGAAAATTTTAAACAAAAAATTCAACAATTGGATTATTTTAGATACTTGGCTATTTATTATTATGGTGGGGTATATCTAGACCTTGATATGAATATTCTTGATTCATTAGATGACCTATATAATACTAACCCTGAATTTTGTAAATTTCCAATTGAACTTACTAACATTACTGATACTATTATTAACAGACAAAATTTTACTCACTTAATTGGAAATTATGCATTCTATGCACCACCTAAACACCCATTTATTAAAAGAATTATTGATAATATTGATGCACAAAGAATTCATGATGATGATATCAAAATTGCACAAAGTGAAAATACTGACCCACCATCACAAGTCTATGTTTATTGTACTACTGGTCCGGTACTTGTCACACAAACATATATTGATAATTCTAATCTAGTTGAACTTTTAATACCTACACCGATTAACCATAATTGTTTTGGGAATTATGGTATGCATTTATCACACGGCAATTGGAAAGCATAACCTATTTTTTTACAAAAATCATTATTTGTTCACCTTTCTCTTGCTGGGATGTTACATGTACATTTTTATTCATCATGGGTTGGGTTGATAATAACCTGAAATATTTCTTTGTAATTGCATTCATATCTTTTAATAAATCAAATTGTTTTTTTGTTGTATTTGAGCCATAACCCGATAATATGTAACATAATTTTCCGGATTTTTCCAATACGGCATGACATAATTTTATTGTTACTTCCCAATATTTTTCTAGCCAGTCTTCATATGTTTTATATCTATCTGTACTTTGCTGTGTGCTTTTATACAATTCCAATTCATAATAAGGTGGACTAAAAAATACCAAATCAAAATGTCCTTTATATTTCTGCATGAAAGTATTATCCTTATATAAATCTTCAGATGGTTTACAGTATATATCTACTTTATGTGAGGTTATATGATTCTTTGCTAGTTCTTTTGTTTTTTTGCATACACTTGGGATTACATCAGTGCCAACATACTCTTCTACATATGGGGATTCTAAAAAACCATAACAGTATGATGACCATCCCAACGTGGGACTGAAAATGCGTTTTGCCTTAAAAATACTTTGGTTTAATGAATATACCAGATATGGATTCATTATTGATGCACGAAAATAATAAGAGGAAAATACACTACCTATACGACCATTACTAATATAATGAGTTGCACTTGGCGTTAACAATTTATAATCTATTATATTATGCAAATATAAATCATGTAATACATCTAAAAATGTTGGATTATTTTCTATTCCCGACTTTGTATGTTGCAATATATCCAACATATGTAAATTACGTATTGGATTTTTAAACACTATTTCTTGATTATTATTCATCTCTTTATTTCTCATTGGAAGAATACCAGAATTATGAATCTCTAATTTATCTGGATGAATCTGTAAAGACAAATTATAAAATCGTGTTAAATATTCATCCCGTCTATTGATATTATCACATAATACTACTATTGTGGTTTTTGGAATATTATGTTGCTTCATGTAATCTTTTAATTTATGTAGTTTACTACCAACTCTTACATGTGTTATATTTATATATTGATTAATATGTTTCAAATCTATCATTGATTCATCTTTGCTATGAAATACATTTAAAAATCGTTTTAACGTTATCATTACTAATATAACTATACATTATATTTTTTTACATTGCAATTCATTATACAAGGGTACAAATGACTGACGCCATTGCAAACTTTTGTATGTATGAGTCAATTCATCACCTGCATCTATATCTTTTATTGCATAAATTTCAAAACGGTCTTCATCAAAATATCTAACTATACGAGTATTTGTTTCTTCCTCTAAACCGGAATTGTAAAATGAAGCACACCCCGATGCAAATGCCCAAGTGTAATTTGGTAAATCATTTGACCATGTAAACACAAATGGATTTTTCATTCCATCAAACGATTTATTATTATTATCACTTAACCGACGCATCAATCCTATTTCAACTAATTCACCTTTCTTTATATCTACTCTTGCAAATGCACCATCAAACTTATTATCTGGACTTGACATTTTTGATGTGTCAACATATACTTTGGAACAATCTACCTTCATATATTACAATGTCATTTCTTCTTTATATTTATATGCATCTACTTAAAAAGAATTAAATTGTGGAATTCTTTATATCAAATAACTATTTATTATTTATTAAACAACTTGGGATTTTACATATTCCAAGTTGTTTTGGGATTTATATATTTATATTTAAGTTGTTTTTCTAATTTATTATATTATATTATTTCTCAGAAAACTTATTGGCAAGGTTTCGAAAAATGGACATTTTTAAAATGTCCACTTTTCAGATCTTGAACAATAAATTTTTCCCAAAAAAACGAATTTTTGATTTTAAAGCATAATGCTGTAAATCCGGGAATTATTATTTTTGTACGACTGCACACTTTTTTTTAATACTTTTCTGTAAAAGTATTTAGGAACTTTTTTTGTAAGTATATTATACTTACAAATGACTTACAATAAAGTTCCAAGAAGTTCCAACGATTTTTTCTGCGAAAAATGTGATTATCATACAAGCAGATTAAGTCAATACGATAGACATTTATTGACTGCAAAACATGAAATACTTACAAATACTTACAAACAAATCCCAAAAAGTTCCACTGCATTTTTATGTGACTGTGGAAAAGAATATAAGCATCGTCAAAGCTTAAATAATCATAAACAAAAATGTACCTATAAAATACCAGAAATTACCACTGCATACGTGAATGAGTTTGAAGAAGAAAAACCAGAACCCACTGGGTATCATAGTATGATAGGAACATTAGTGAAAGAGAATCAAGATTTTAAGAAATTATTGATTGAGCAAAGTTCCCAAATGATGGAATTGGCAAAAAATTCTCAAACGATTAACAATAACACCACGAACAATAATACCCAGTTCAATCTCAACTTTTTCTTGAATGACACGTGTAAAGATGCAATGAACATTACTGACTTTTTAGGAAACATGGATGTGAATATAGATGAATTAGAATACATAGGTAATCATGGATATGTTAATGGTATGACAAAAATGATAATGGACCGTCTTAAAGATATGGACATTACAAAACGTCCAATTCATTGTACAGATGTGAAACGAGAAACAATGTATATAAAAGATAAAGATGAATGGTGTAAGGACACAGACGAATTAGTCAAATTACGTAGAATATTAAGTAGCATATCAATGACAAATTATCGTTCTGTTGCAAATTGGCGTCAAGCACATCCCAAAAGTGAAATCATGGATAGTCGTGAATATAATTTCTGTTATAAAATGATGAGAGCAATATTGGGTGATGCGGAAGATGAACAAATCCGTTTAGATAATAAAATCATCAAGACATTTGCGAAAGATTTATTTGTGAATAAGAATAAGAATGATGTGATACGAAAGATGAATGCATATTAGATAATATATTATATTATATTATATAATGGGAAATACTGCTAGTTTAGAAGAATACGAAAATCGCATAAAAAAATTAGAACAACGCGTATTTGAATTAGAACAAAAAGTATTTTTGAAATTAGACGATAGTGTAATACATAATAGAGCATTCAATCCAAGACAAGAAATGTTTGTAAATCCTAGTAATACAGATAAAATAATATTAAACGATTTTATAGATTATACAGATTATACAGAGGATGAATCATAATGATAAGTATTCCGACCAACTTTGTTTAGTACCACCATCATATTGGAATGCATAATCATTTTGAATTAACCAATCATTAATAATGCAATCATCATATAATATGTTTACTAATAATCTACCATATTTATCAAATTCATTGCATTGTAGATAAACCATTCTATTTAATATTTTGTCGCGTAAATAGTCGCGTACTTTATATCCATGTTTTTTTTCAATACTACACCGTGTTCTTATTTCGGGTGTATCTACACCAGATAGGCGACAATTCCATCTGTATAATTTATTGTGAATTGGGAAGACACATTTAATAGTATCCCCATCATATACATCAACAACTTTGGCTAGATGTTCCTGACCTTCTAACGAAAATAATTCAACCGTATTATCAAGATTTGCCCAATCAATTTCCATACTATAAATAATATAACGGAACACATTTATATTATTTATAAGAATAATCTATATTTTTATTTTTGTATTTATATTTATTCGTCTTTGACTTCAACATTCTCATCGCGACGGTTTGGTCGGGTTCTGTATTTACGAACAGGTCTATCACCGCCCTGATTGAGTTGTCGTGTTTCACACATAAGTGAACCGCCCTTTACACCTGATACATCAGCAGATTGATATTCGTGTTGTCCAGTAGTGGACGTAATAACCTCAAACTCAACATATTCGCCTTGAACTAAATATTTATATTGAGAATCAGTAACACGAATAGAAGAATAATGAGTAAAAATATCCTTACCTTCTTGCTCGCCATCTCGTGATGTAATAAATCCATATCCTGTCTTATTATTAAACCATTTAACTTGTCCGGTTACTCGTGTAGTGTTTGTTGCCTGGGTAGTACTCATTGTCTCCTAGTATACGTTATTATAGTAATGTTTTTCTATATTGTTTACATAAACATTAATAATTAAAAATTAAAAATTAAAAATACTGCATAATGAATTATACGGGGGTGTTTCATGAAAGTCTATTTTATAGCATATTTTAAAGAAAGTAGAAATATCTTTATTAATGTTCTCACAAATAGGTAAAATCTGTTCAATTGATTTTAATGTTCTCCGTTGTTTATTTTTGGAATGTAAAATATGTATTTCATTATTGTAGATTTCATTTTCGGTATCTGTGTAAACAGAATCCCATGGTAATTCTTGTGCAAATAAATAAATATAAATAAAACCTAAAGATATAATATCATCACGTCTGGAAGGTGTACATCCTTCATGAATATTGGGACTAATATATTTTGGTGTACCAACAATTTGTTCACTAGTAGAATTAGAAATGTGTATATGGTCATCATTTACCCAAAATGTGGCTAATCCAAAATCAATTAAAAAAAGTTCTCCATTTTTAATCATAAAATTTTGTGGTTTAATATCTCTATGAATGACAAAATTACAATGTATAGATTCTAAAATCTGTATACTTTTTACAATTATATAATTTAGTTTAGATTGATTAATAATTTTTATATTTAAATACTCAAATAGAGAACAATCGTAATAAGACATAATTAATCCCATAGAATCATCAATTTCACCAAACCAATAAATACTGGGTATGGATCTACACTTATTTTCATACAAATACTTCAAAATAGAGGTTTCTCTTTTCAATAATTTATAAGAGGTTCTCTTATCTTCTAATTTAATTGCTACATAATTATTATTTTTATTATTAATACCTCTATAAACTTTACCGAATTTCCCATTCCCAATAAATTTATCTATATGGTATTTATTTGCAATAATATTATTTTGTATATCCATTTCTATAATATTATATAATAAACGTTTTAGATATTTTGTAGATATATTTTATATAACAGAATGTTTATGAGATTTATAGGAAACATATTTCGCATAATAGAGAACCTAGTAAATAAAGGTGACAATTATTATGGACAAATCATCAAAATGTCACATGTTATTAATTTCTTATACATAGTATTATTTACTTTTTTTGGAATTCATATATTAAAGATCCAAATATTGAGTAATTTCAATACAATTATTCAAATACTAGTATGTAGCTTATTATTGTTTAAATTTCATCCTTTTAGAGAACATGAATTAAAACAAAGTGATTCTACCCTAATATTTAGTAGTGCAGTGTTTTTATTATTCAATTTAAGTATAATAGAATTGTTAAATAGATATACAAGTAAAGTTGGATTGGATATTAGTAAACATACAGAGCTAATTCATGCAACTGGTGAAATATTTATGGACGAAGAAGAAGTATAATAACTTACACTATATAAATTTAGTAAATGAATATAAATATAATATGTGAATTATAACCAGTAATGAATAATAATGAATTTTATAAAATACATTTATTAGATGATAATGAATGGCATAATATTATAAAAGAAGAATATTCTGCTTATAAAAAAGAATATAAACCATATGCAGCTGCAGTAACATATTTAATGTATAGTGGAATTAGTCACGCTTCTGGTGAGAGTAATTATTTTACAGAAGAAATGGCTGATTCTTATGCAAACGCATTTCAGGTGCATCAAAAACCGTGTAGAACTGCTTACGTACATAAATATTGGATTCGTAAATTACCTTATATTTGGTATCTGGGTTTGATTGCTATGCCAGTAGATATATATGTACATACATATCAACTGATTTTTGGTGAACACGATGTATTTTTAGAAGGGGGGGGATTTTTTATACCGTATCAAGTGTCTCATTGGATTATGCTTAGTATTGCATTGTTTGCACATTATGTATATAATTATATATCTAGTAATTATTGGAAATATTATTTTAAATTTATAAAAATGAATCTAATTCTACATGAATATATTTATCGTTTCACAATTCGTAAGTTGAGTTTAACTTATAGGGTAATGGAGTTTTTATTATTTATAGTAATGGTAATGAATGTAAATAATGCAATACAAAAACAATTTTCAAATACAATTCCAGATAGTGAAAAACAATTGATGATTATTATGTAAATAATAAATTAAAAAAATTGAATTAAAAATAATATCCATATGTTATTATAACAACAAATGGATAATACAACAGAATTAACACCTGATACTATTAATAATGTATATGATGAAGCAATAAAAGACCCATCTTTATTGGCATCATTGGATGTAGAACAATTGTTAAGTACGTTAGAAAATGAGAACAATGATTATCTAGAAAATAAAACATTAAAAGGGATAACTGATGAAATACATGATATAATGCAGTCAGTATTAAAAGAAAGAGAATTACAAGAAAGTATGTGTTTGAAATTAGTAGATTATCGTTTGGTAGATGAATTACATGAATTACATAAAGGAAAACATGTAAGGTGGATTCGTAAAGATACAACAAAATTAACGAATGGTGGAATCGTAGTAGATATAAAGTTTTTAGATACGGGAACTCAAGTATTATGTAAAAATTCAATGAATCGGTTCATTCAATACAAATATGACCAATGTATTACATTTCAAAAGTTGTCACATACAGAACAATTAATATTGATGGCATATGAACATGCTACATCAATAAATTAATTATAACGTTTTCGTGTAAAAGAAAATGAAACAGATTTCAGCTTACATGTTTTATTTTTTTTGTTAGTAAGTAAAAAATATTCTTTGAGATGATACATAATTTTTCGTGAAATTAAAACATCATTTTCTAGTATAGCCTTTGTAGTATTGGTATACATATGATATGTACCATTTTTCATACATAATTCAATATATTCAGCTTTAAATGCATTTTTAATACTATCTCTAGGTAATAAAATAATTCCATATTTAGAATAAATAAAACGATTAATAATTTCATTTGTAGACAAGTGATGATTATATGGCATAGGTTTAATATAATATATTTTTTCTGTTTGCATATCAGTATAAGAAACATCATCAACAAAAAATATGGTAGTTGATTTTGGTAAAAGAGTACACCGAATAAAATCATTATGTGTTTTTTTATGAGTGGTTCGGTTTAATTCAACCTGTATATTATTAATTTTGAATGCATTTATAATTTGGTCAAACAATCTAAATTCAGTGGTAATATAATTATTTAAATAATTAATAATCAAATTCGTCCAATATTGACCAGCTTGATTATTTGTGTATATAAATAATTTATAACATTCTCCATTTTTCTTTTTATTTGCAATATATTGTAATATAGAACGTAATCCATAACGTAAAAATTCTGGATATATATCAAGTACATCATTAAAATGAATAGAAATATTTTTTTTATTATATCGTTTTATTAGTGACCATAGTATTTCTAAATCTACAAATGAACCGAGTGTTTCATCTAAGTCAAGAACTACAACCTTTTTAGCTCTACTTTTTTTATGTTTTGAGAAATATTTTCCTTTATATACTTCAATTAGTTCATTGTGATTATTATCATATATCATATAAAATAATAGTTTATTTTATATAATAACAAAAAAATTATCCAGTAGATCCGAACCCACCTGTACCTCGTATACTGGTAGAAAGTTCATCCCCTTCTGTTAATGTAACATAAATAGGACAAAGAGAAGGATGACAAATTTGTAATAATCTAGTGTTTTCATTAACAATATATTGTGTAGTAGTATCATTTTCAGGTTTTAACCATCTAAATGCACCTATTAATGAACCACGATATCCAGCATCAATAATACCTGTATGGTTTGCTAACATTAAAGGTGTTTTTGATATACTAGAACGTGGGTGTACATTAAAAGCAGTATTGGAAATGCGTTCATTGTCTACTTCATAATAAAACATTTCAGTTTTTATATTCATATCAATAAATTTAGATGTGAATGGTTCATTAAAGGTAATATCTTTGGGTACTAATACATCAAATCCGGAATCAGGTAATATATTAGTCATAAATTGAGTGTTATGTGCAGTAATGCGTTCAGTATATTGTTGTTTTAGTGTTGGGTCATTTATAACTAATTTAAGGACTGCAAAATTTTTATTACAATTAACAGATGTAGCACGTAATGTTTCAGATAATGTATTTATGTTTTGAATCGTAAGAAATAAATCCATTCTAATAATTAATCACCTTTCATTTTTTTATATTCTTTCCAAGATATAGGTTTAGTATCAGGTTCATCTTTAAGTTGAGTTGTATGTTCTTTATCATTTTGTTCATCTAAATGTTTAGATTGTTTTAGAGCACTGTCAACATACAGTTCTTTTAAAACTTTACCGACCATAACAGACCCTTCGTTTTGGTCAACTTTACCATCTTCAATTAACTTTAGAACAATTAATAATTTGGTCATAATTTCCAGATCTAATTCATCTTTAACCATGCGGTTAAAAACATCGGTATAATTATTGTATAAAAATGGTGTTTCTGCTCTACATAATTGTACGTATTTATCATTATCACTATTTTTGATCATTTGATTTTTCATTTTAAATGTATCTAATTTTCTTATTTCATCTCTAAGTGTAACACTATGTTTTACACGACGTATAGTATTTGTATTATCCTCACTTCCCATTTCACTAACCATTTTTTGTAAATTTAATTTTTCATCTGGAGATAAATTTGCCATATTATAATAATATTTTATTAATACCTTTTATGTGTATTTATTAATAATAGATATATTGATATTTAGCAAATAAATTAATATTTTTATCTTTGAAATATGTATAGTATAGTAAAAAATGCACTATTTGTCAATTTTTATGTTAATTGTATTTATTTTAGTAATATGTTCTTCATTATTTGTATCATGTAATAATGCGTTACCTCATTATATGGATACAATATTCCAAAAACATTCTGGTTTTGAAGGATTTTCTAACAACTCAAACACTTTAGATTATTCTAGCCAAGCAAATAATGGTGCAATGGATACTTATAAGCCATTTTTAATTGAAAAATCGGCGGCTGAATGTAAAAAGGTATATGGATTTACAGGATTATTTTGTGAACCCAGCAACATTAATAATCCTTTAGATAAATTTTCTGGTCTAGAGGGTAAATTAGAATGTAAGGATAATTCTGGTCTTACTAACTCAAGAGGTGGATTATGTTTAACTGATGAACATAAGAGATTATTATCTACACGTGGTGGAAACATGGGTAATGGGGGGTCAAATCAAGATATTGGTGAGTAAATAAAAATTTTGTAGTAAAAATTACTATAAAATTTACAGAGTGTATTATTCAAATGTTTTCATACATATGTCACAATATGTGATATTTGTACAATGTTCTGGGTCAATGTCAATATAATCGGATATAATATTATGTACACAGTTTTTTTCTATATATGATTCAATATTTTTATATAATTCTACTATTTCATTATTATTATCAATATCAATAATATAATTTTCTAATTTATCTTTGGTTGAAACTAAATCTATTATAATATTTTGCATTCTGTATTCATTATCCATTCTATATTCTATCTATTATATAATAATTAAATCTTTTTAAACCATTAGTAAACCAATAAAAAAATTTACATAATGTAATTTATTTAATACGTTACATGGTTTAAATATACATAGCTAACACACTAGGACTAATTTTATCTTCTTGCTTAATGAATTTATCAATATGTTCTGGTAAAACTGTAAATGGGAAACTAACATCAATATGCAGGTCCTTTTCAAATAGTTTTTCATCCGGTTTGACCAACCGAAATAGATTCAACTTTGTGTAAATAATTTCCAAAGACCTTTTTAAATTACGAACACCATCTTCGCTTTTAGTAATATCTTTATTGGAAATAATATGTTGCAATGTTTCATCCGGAATAATAACATCTTCTTCGGTAAAATTAACTTGTTCACGAATTTTGGGTAATAGATGTTTGCGTGCAATAACAACCTTTTCTTTAGAATCGTAACCCTTTGTTTGAATGCGATACATTCTATCACGAAGAATAGGGCTTACCTTACTTTCATCATTGTAACTGAATATGAATAAACATTTACTCAAATCAAATTTGACTTCTGTAAAATATTTATCATGAAATTCATTATTTTGAGAAGTATCAGTAAGATGCGTTAGAATACCAGCAATTTCTTCACCTCTTGGTGTATCGCTAATTTTATCTAATTCATCAAAGTAAATAACAGGATTCATGCATTTACTATCAATAAGAATTTGTACGATTTTACCCCAAGTACTACCTTCGTATGTATAGGAATGACCTTCCAAAAAGCTACTATCACCAGTACCACCAAGAGCAATGAATGCGAATTCTCTACCTAGAATTTTACTAATACCTTCTTTAACAAGTGTAGTTTTACCGGTACCCATAGGTCCTTTAATAGCGATTGCAGTACCAACTGCAGATGGGTTAGAAATCCATTGACCCATCATTTGCATAATTTGCATTTTGGCATCATTTAATCCAAATACACAATCGTCTAGTTGGTTTTTGGCATTAGCCATGAAATCATGACAAACATCAATACCATCAGTAATCTTAACATCTAGATTTTTATTAATTCCAAATGGAATCTTCATAAAGGTATCAACCCAGTTTTTAATTTTGTAATATTCTGGGTCACCTGGCTCCATTGTCTTCAATACATTTAGCTTTTGCATTGCGGTTGCTTTGAAATGTGCAGGCATTTTAGAATCAAGTAATGCTAACCTGTATGGCTTATCAATATTAATATGTTTATTGATTTCTTTTAGATCACCCATAATTCGTAATTGTTCTTTATTAGATAATTTCTTACGAAAATAATCAATTTCATTGGTTCTTTTCTTATCATCATGAATAAGCTTGTGATAAGTTTTCGCATTCTTGGACCTAGCCTTTTTTATTAACTTATTAATAGAATCTTTGCATTCATTAATCGCATTTTTCAGGATTTTACTATTGGGTTTCTTTGCGTATTGATGCGCCAATGTTTTCTTTGTTTCAACCAGTTCTAGATATTCTTGTTCAACATCTGTTAATATAATATCTTCTGTTTCTGATGTGTTCTTCTTCTTCTTTTTATTCTTTGATTTATTATTTTTTTCATTAATTTGTTCAACAGAACCAACACGCTCATAAGTTTCTTTCATAAACGCTTGTTCATCATCGCTATCGCAATCCGCATCGTCTTCAATATATTCATCTTCTTCTTCTTCGGCCCCATCTAATGCAAGAACAATATTATAAATGCCTTTTTCATCTTTTTCATCTTCCTCATCTTCCTCATCTTCATCTTCATCATCTTCTTCATCCTCGTCTTCCGTATCTTCAATATCTTCTCCATCCTCTTCATCCTCTTCTTCTTCATCATCCTCTTCAACTGAACCATCACTGTCATCATCCTCATCGGCCATACTACGTGTACGAGGTCTACTATTATATTTGTTGGTGGTAGTTTTTTTATTTTTTTTATTTCTTTTATTATTAGCAGTATCCTTTGCACGATTTTTCATATATTTAGATGGAAAGATATTTGAAATTAGTTTTTGTAATTTTGCAACATCAACATCGTCTTCTTCTTCACTTTCAGCATCTTCTTCATAATGTTTGCGATTCTTCTTTTTATTTTTTGATTTTTTTGAAGGGACATATAGTGATTCTGATGATTCTGATTCATATTCAGTTTCATATTCAGAATCTTCTTCACTATCAGTATCCTGATTCTTCTTAAGCTTTTTCTTAAGCATTTCCTTACGTAGTTGAGTTTTAGATTTAATAGTCATTGTGACAAGTATAGTTGATATAAGTATTACGGATTTTTTAACTCAATTTTTTACATATTGTATAACTTAACTATATTTTTCACATTTATAATATTTTAAAAAATTGAATTTATAATATTTAAAAATATATAAACATATTAATATATAGATATATTAAAATGTCACCACAAAATACAGTGATGGATGATTATACACCTTCATCTAGAATTATTGGGGTACAGTTTAGTATGTTATCACCAGAAGAAATTAGAAAAAATTCAGTAGTTGAAGTTACATCACGTGATACATACATAAATAATAAACCAGTAATAGGTGGATTGTTTGACCCTCGTATGGGGGTACTAGAACCAGGATTGATCTGCCCAACAGATGGATATACGTATATAAATACGCCTGGTTATTTTGGTCATATTGAATTGGCCCGTCCAGTGTTATTTATAACACATTTAAAAGAAATAATGAAGTTCTGTAAATGTGTCTGTTTTAAATGTAGTAAACTAAAAATCAATAAAAATTTGCATAAACATATTTTAAATAAACCGGCAAGTGAAAGATGGCACTATGTTACGAATTTGGCACCAAATGTGAAGCGTTGTGGTGATTGTACTGAAGATGGATGTGGATATAAACAACCAGATAAAATCCAAGTAGAAGGAATGTCAACTATTCAGGCGATATGGGAAAAAATGGATACTGAAGACAGTGAAAATGGAAAAGTAATTATAAAGTTAACACCCGAAATGCTCATTAAGGTTTTTAAAAGAATTTGCGATGAAGATGTACATTTTATGGGATTCAGTCCAACATGGTCTCGTCCAGAATGGATGATATGCCAAGTATTACCAGTTCCCCCACCATCAGTTAGACCATCTGTTAAGCACGATGCACAACAACGTAGTGAAGATGATTTGACACATATTTTCAGTAATATTATAAAAACAAACAATGATTTGCGTGACAAGATTGCTAACGATGCACCAACAAAGGTTATTGAAGTATTAACCGGTATTTTACAATATTTTGTGGCCATGATTGCAAATAATAAGGTAAAGGGTGCAGACCCAATGGCACAGCGTTCTGGGCGTCCTTTAAATTGTATTAGTGGCAGATTAAATAGTAAAAATGGTCGTATTCGTGGTAATTTGATGGGTAAACGTGTTGATTTTAGTGCACGTTCTGTTATTACGGGTGATCCCAATTTGTCAATTCGTCAATTGGGTGTTCCTATGAAGATAGCAAAGAACATAACAAAACCAGTAACTGTAAATGATAGAAATCGTGACTTCCTTATGAAATTAGTACAAAATGGACCAGATGGCGGTTCTAATGGAGAACCCGGTGCAAAAATTCTGGAACGTCGTAACGGTGAAAATATTTCATTGCGTTATGTTGATACTGGCTCTATTCGCTTGGAAAATGGTGATATAGTTCACAGACATATGATGGATGGTGATGCCGTACTCTTCAATAGACAACCTAGTCTTCATAGAATGAGTATGATGTGCCATATCGTCAAAATTATGAAAAAAGGTGATACGTTTCGCATGAATGTTGCAGATACTAAACCTTACAATGCTGATTTTGATGGGGATAGATTTTGTCCCAAACAGGTGACCGCCCAATAAGTTGTAGATATACTTATTGGGGAAAACGGTGTAAATTCTACTGGTTAATGCATTTCGCATAGGTGCATTTAACTAATATAATCATCTAGTCATTCTTTAAAAGAATAATATAAAAAATTGATTAATTATACAGTTAGTATAAAAATCAAATAGCTCTTTATAATAAAATGATATTAAACAAAGATGAAGAATACAAAGTTATTGGTGAAATATATAAAATGACAAATACTACAAATGGAAAAATTTATATTGGTCAAACACGTAGTCACAGATTAAATCATAATAAATATAGACCATTTGGATATTTAGGAAGGTTCCAAGACCATATACATGAAGCTAATTCAAATAAGAAAAATACTTCTAGATATTTGAATTATGCTTTAAGAAAATATGGTAAAGATTGTTTTACTTGTGAAAAAATTCATACTTGTAAAGTAAATGAATTAAATGAGCTTGAAAAACAATGTATAATTGAATATAATTCCAAATTTCCAAATGGCTATAATTTAACAAATGGTGGTAATGGTTTTACAGATGTAAATGGTGAATTTACTTGGAATACAGAAATTCAAGAACCCAGAATATTAAAACCTCAACCCAAAAGTGACTATACGAAACAGTTGATTTCTACAAGGTTAAAATCAGCTCTTGATAATGAAGAACATCGGGAGAAAATGATGAAACTAACACAGAACCAACATTTGGCTAAAAAATATGAACTATCCAAAGATGTAGTAATTGTTGATGACGATATAGATAAATATATTCGGGTTCTTAAAAATAACACGAATAATACAGAATATGTCCGTATCGTCATTGATAAAAAAAGAATCACAACTTTTGTAGGAAAGCACGAACCAATAGATGAAATAAAAAAAAGAGCGAAAAAATTTATATTAGATTTAAAAGAATGGCAACGTAGCCAAATTGACGGGGACATCTTTAGAGCCCATACTACCACCCCATAATGGAAACATAATGGGGGAACTCGGTTAATTGCCGAACCCAATGGTAAAAAAGTATGGGATTAGACAATCCGCAGCCAAGCTCCTAAGTCCGCTATGATAGGATATGGAGAAGGTTCAGAGACTAGACGGTTACGGGTCTTAAATGAAGGTTTAATCAACCGGATAAGGCACAAGGTATAGTCCGTCCCCTTAGGAGACTTTGGGGGTTTTGACAGCATATACGCAGTCAAACAACAATGGAGATGAATATGCATATGCCACAAAGTATTTTGGCAGAAACCGAATTAAAAAATTTAGCGGCAATCCCATACCAAATGATAAGTCCAGCAGGAAACTCACCGATTATCGGTATTTACCAAGATTCCATGTTGGGTTCTTATCGTTTTACAAGACCGAATATATATTTTAGCCCACGTGAAGCAATGAATTTGCTCATGATGTTTTCCAATGTAAATATGAAGAAGTTATTAGAAAATGGTGATAAAATAAGTAGTTTTGATATATTATCACAAATATTACCACCAGTAACATTAAAATATAAAACAAAGTTATTTGATGAAGCAGAAGATTATGATACTACAAATAATGTGTTAGAAGTGCGTAATGGCAACTATGTACGTGGACAAATAGAAAAATCCGTGTTAGGTTCAACATCAAGGGGTATTATCCATCGCATATGTAATGATTTTGGAAATATGCGTGCTGCCGATTTCATAGATGATTTACAGAATGTAATCACAGAATACATGAAGTCAAGTTCATTTAGTGTAGGAATTAGTGATTTGATTGCAGACCGTAAGACTCAAGATAGTATTATTCATGTAATTTTAACTCAAAAAGAAGAAGTGCAGTCAATTATTGAAAAGGTCCATCTTGGTGTTTTTGAAAATAATACATCTACTACAAACATCACTCATTTTGAAAGTAGTATAAATAATGTATTAAATAAAGCAACTGAACAAGCTGGTAAAATTGGTCGTAAATCATTGAGCAAAAATAACCGGTTTTTGATGATTGTAAATTCTGGTTCAAAGGGTTCATTGATTAATATTTCCCAGATGATTTCATGTTTGGGACAAACAAATGTAGATGGCAAGCGAATTCCATATGGGTTTGATAGCCGTACATTACCCCATTATAGTAAGTTTGATGATTCACCTGGTGCTCGTGGATTTATTGAGAATTCTTATATATCTGGATTAACTGCACCTGAACTATTCTTCCATGCTATGGGTGGTAGAATTGGTTTGATTGATACAGCAGTCAAAACTTCTCAAACTGGTTATATTCAAAGAAGATTAATTAAAGGTTTGGAAGACATCAAAGTTGAATATGATATGACTGTAAGAAATAGTCAAGGTAAGATTATTCAGTTCACTTATGGTGATGATAATTTTGATTCAACCAAGACTGAAAATCAAAATATTCCATTAGTTGGAATGACATTGGAAGATATTTACATGCATTATGATATTGTAGGTATTAATGATGAACGTAATAAATCTTTGGATATATACACAAAGGGTACAATTACCCGTATTAAAAGACAACGTGAACAAACTAAAGTAACATGTAAAGAATATATTAATAAGATGATTGAATACCGTGATGAATTAGTCAAAAATGTGTTTTTAAATAAAGACGAAAATGAAATCAAAATGCCAGTTTCTTTTCAAAATATTATTGCGAATATTCAGGGACAATTGAACCTAAATATGAATTCTATTGTTGATATTACACCACAAGAAGCTTTTGATTTAATTGAAGAGTATTTTAAAAAATTAAGTAACTTTAAAATCGCAAAGCCGAATAAGTTGTTTGAAATTATGTATTACTTTTATATATCGCCAAAAGAACTCTTAAACCGCAAACGATTTCATCGCAGAGCATTAATTCTATTGTTAGAAACAGTGGTATTGAAGTACAAGCAAGCGTTGGTACATCCAGGTGAAATGGTCGGTGTAATTGCTGGTCAATCTATTGGTGAACCAACTACTCAATTAACATTGAATACATTTCATTTAAGTGGTGTTGCATCCAAGTCCAATGTAACTCGTGGTGTTCCTCGTATTGAAGAAATTTTGCGATTAACTAAAAATCCAAAGAATCCATCTATGACTGTGTTCTTGAAAAGCAATGATGAAGGTTTACAGGAAAAAGCTGACCATTACGCGAACATGTTGGAGCATACCAAGTTATCTGATCTGGTAAAGGGTGTACAGATTTGTTTTGATCCAGTGGATACGAATACCCGAATTGAAGAAGATTCACAATTAATGGAACAATATTATGAATTTGAAAATCTAATTGAAGAATGCAAAGAAACAGAAGATAATGTAGATGGTAAATCAAATACACAAAAATCTCGCTGGGTCATTCGTATCACATTAGACCCAGAACTTTTGTTGGAAAAAAACATTACAATGGATGATATTCATTTTGCTATTAATAATAGTTATGGTAATGAAATATCATGTATATACTCTGACTATAATTCTAATAATTTGGTATTTCGTATTAGATTAAATGGTGATGTTTTAAATAAGACAAAGAAACAACGTGGAGTTGCCAGCTCATTAGACCAATCTGATGAAATTTATTTGTTGAGAAATTTTCAAGAAACATTATTAAAATCTATTGTTCTTCGTGGTTTAACGGATATTAAAAATGTATTGCCTAGAAAGTTGAAAAATATGGTTGTAAATGATGACGGTAAATATGTTCAAAAAGATACTTGGATTTTGGATACAACCGGTTCAAATCTATTGGATATATTAAGTTTGGATTATATTGATTGGCAGAGAACCTTCAGTAATGATATCAAACAAGTATTTAATACACTTGGATTGGAAGCCGCACGACAAGTATTATATAATGAATTGACCGAAGTTATGGAATTTAGCGGTGTTTATATTAATTATCACCATTTGAGTATTCTCTGTGACAGAATGACTACAAATCACAACATGGTTGCTATTTTCCGTTCTGGAATTTTGAATGATAATATTGGTCCTATCGCGAAAGCCACATTTGAAGTTCATACTGAAGTATTGTTGAATTCTTCTAGACATGCGGATTTTGACCCTATGCGCGGTGTATCATCCAGTGTGATGATGGGACAGATCGGCAAATTCGGTACAGGCTCATTTGATTTGGTATTGGATATGGAAAAAATGCAAGAACAAGATGTTGATGATATTTCACGTACTCATCGCAATGCAGAGGTTGACAACATGCTTGGGAAAATGCAGGATGATGGTGATATTTGTTCTAAAAATAATATTAAAATACAAAATTATATATCTAATATTAAACAAGAAGATATGGGAGGCTGTGATGACGATTATGATATTGGAATCTAAAATAAATTATATCAAATAAAAAATTAAAACATTTTTTTATATTTATATATTATTTAATTATAAATATAAAAATGCTCTATGGTAATGAAACCGACCTAGATAGACAAGAACGAACATTTAATATACAAGAATTATGTTCAAAGTTTTTGTCTATAGGGGGGTTTGGTGTTATATTAGATAATTTAGTCGGATCTACTATCAAACAAAATGATATCAATGCACAAATAGAACAAGAAGATTCATTGGCTGTATTATATGAAGAAGTATTTTCTAAAACGATTGACCAGGAATTATTAGAACAGAAATATCTGGGAAGAAAGAAATTAAATATCATAAAGCGCGTACAACGACATTTATGTAAATACAGGCTTCCCATGATCTATGAAAAATACAATAAAGACCCTTTTTATCATTTTATGATGAATAACACTATCAATGGTTACATGAATAGACTTTATTGGAAAGAATGGGAAGAAGTGAATCTGTAAATCTGTAAATTTGCAAAAAATTGAGAAATTATTTTTTGATATTTATTATATTATCATATTCATACATAATCTTATATTAAATGGCAGAAGGAAGTGGTTGTATAATCGGGTTTTTCGTTTTTATGGTAGTCACCATGTTTAATAGTATATTTGGAAGTAATAGTACGCATGTGAGACCCCAATAAGGAATAAAAATATATATCTATATATAGATATATATAGATATATAGATGTCAAAGTTCGGTCAACCATTATATGTTATAAAACCATTAAAAACTATAAATATTAAACAAAAAATTGATAATATTCAAAATACGTCTATAACAAATTATATTAATAAAGATGATTTACCTATTTTTACTATGGAAGATGTTAATGAATTAAATGATTTTGTTCAAAATGAAATTTATGATTTATATTCACAACAAAGTAGTATTGATAATAATATCATTAATAAGAATGACATTAAACGGTTAGATTTTTTATTAGATAAACATGAAAATATTATGGAACTATTAACGAATGCTACTTATTATTACAATAATTTTGATAAAATAAATCAAGACACATTTGTAAACGTTACCAATAAACGATTGGATTTATATTATAGATATATAATACCATATATATCCGCGTATAGTGATAATTTAGATGAAATAAAAGATATTTTTGCACCATGCTACGGCGGTAAAAAACGTAAAACGAAACATAGCAACACAAAACGTAGAAAGAAGACCAAAATAAAAACAAAACATAAAAGAAAAAGTTATAAGAAATAAGTATATAACCAGCAATAATCCTTGTGAATGGAACATTATTATTTAGAAAAGAATGGATATAAAAAAAACACAACACATATATTGTGTAGCAAATATACACACACCCCGATTTAGCTCAGTTGGTAGAGCATTTGACTGTAGTGGTTAATACAAATATGTATTATAAGGATATCGAAGGGTCACCTGTTCGAATCAGGTAATCGGGAATAATTAATAATAATATTTAGCCTTTTTTAATATTATTATTATATATATCTAATTTACGATATGGCTGAAACTTTTATTGGAACTTATAATATGAGTTTTGCGAGTGATCTTGGAAAATTAATGGGTAGTGAAGCTACATTTTTAAAAAGAAATAAAGGCGACCTCCGTCAATATTGGAATAATGCAAAAGACCATTTAAAACATTTTATTGATAAAAAAAAACCTTTAGCCGTTGGATTACAAGAAATGAATGAAACAGAACAAGGCTCTGGAACTGGTAGTGATGCTATTAATGAAATTTTAAAAGGTACTACATATAAACAATATGTAAAAACAATAATAGTTAATGAAAAAACAAAACCTGCACTTAGTATTATTTTAGATACAGCTAGAACAGGTGATATAAAAGGTTCTCTTTTTTTAGACAATACAACACAAGATGGACGACCATTAATGATGATATTAACTGAAAAAGATGAACAAAAAATGTTATTTATAAATATACACGGCGCTCAAGACCCCAGTTTAGAAAATAGAGAAAAATCCTTTAATGAATACATGGAAGAGAATAATAAAAATTTTTTACAAAATACAGTAACAGATTTTTTGAATGTCACAGAAGTACCTAACAGCGTATCGCTAAACAGTAATACACTAAAAGAAGCAACAAATCCTGATAAAATATATGTAATGGGTGATTTCAATGATAGATTTGATGCTATTAAAGAATTAGTTTTTAACGATAATAAAGCAAAATATGACGGTAAATCACCAAAATCTTGTTGTCATAATTGGAATAGTATGGGAACAGGTGACCATAAATATACAATAGGTGAGATTGTAGACGAACAAAACCCAAAAGAACAAGGCATTGGACTTCTTAAAAAAGAGGGGACGGATGAACTTACCGATGAAGCTAAAGAAGAACAAGATAACTATACAAATAATGATGATAAAACAATTAATGAAAAACACGGAATAACTGTCAATGATTATCTTAATAAAGGTGACAAAGTATTTGCTTATCCCGATTTTGGAGAACTTGCTATTTATGAGTCAGAACATAATTTAGAAGATGGTGTATCAAAGGCTAGTGACCACGAATTAGTTTATATGAAAATTGGTGGTACTTCTACTGAACCAGCTCCTGCTGCTGATGGTAAGGATGATGCTGATGGTAAGGATGATGCTGATGGTAAGGATGCTGCTAATGGTAAGGATGCTGCTAATGATACTGGTGTTTCTACCAATAATAATAATGGTAATGGTGCTGCTCTTGGTCCTGACCATGTCACGGAAATATCAGATAAACCTGCTCCTGCTCCTGCTGATAATGATAAGGATGAGGATGGTGAAGAAATTGTAAAATTGTTGAAATCCGGCCCAGTGCAAAAATGGATAAATGATAACCGTACATCAGCAGGTGGAAAAGCGAAGTCTCGTAAGGGTCGTCGTACAAAGAAAGGAAAGAAGGGAAATAGAAAGACAAAGAAGTCAAGAAAGTCCAAGAGATCAAAGAGATCAAAGAAGTCCAAGAAGTAAATAAATAGATGAAATAAATATATAATAAATTTATATATTTATGAAAAGCGTAGAAGTAGCAAGAAATGTGTCAATAAAATCGTGGAACAATTTAATAATGTATATAGCATATATATTTTTTTATTTAGACGATACAAAGTTTCCAGTCCCATTGGTTGATATCATGGTAAATGATTAAAATTCGGGTTCATGTTTCTTGAACAAACACCCTTGTTTAAGAAGATTGGGAATAGAAACGATAGAATTGGGGTCTTGAATATCAATATTGGATAACCAAATTTTGATAATACAGAAGTTTTTTTTAGGCGAAATGGTGATACCATTAACGAATTTACTATGTTCGGGTTTAACACAAAGAGATTCGCCGCATAAACAATAAAAAAGATTTTTCCAAACTTCCGGAACATGTTTATTACTAACTTTGTAGGAAAAGCAGCCCCCATTTCTATTTTTGGGGTCTTCCCACATGGGTGTAATCCCTTCCCTCATAACAAAAAGCATACAATTACGAACAACATGGTCGTGTAATTTAGTATTTAAAGCAATAACAGCTTCAGCACAATCAATATCGCTCATTAATACTTTATAACTGGATAAATCCCAGTTTTTGTTATCTGGTAAATGGTAATATATATTCCATTTATCATTTAAAGTATGTAATTGGGTAGAAATACTCACTGCATCCATAGTGATTACGCCCTTATATAATAATTTGAAA